TACGGTTGCAGTGTGCGACCAGATGCCTGCGATGGTCGAAGCATTGGAGGCGCTTTGGGGCCAACAGGTGGACGCATACTGCCGCGATACAGGCATCCCGTTCCTTCGCCCGGTGGCACGGCCATGATGGGTGATGACACGAGACGCGTTGCTGAACTGCACATGGCAGGTCACAGCCACGCTGCGATACAACTAGCCACCGGCTTCGGGTATACCAAGGTCGTCAGGGCTGTTGTCATAGCACGCAAGGCGGGCATGGTCCCGCCACGCAAGAATAAATCAACACCGCGACAGCGGGTAAAATACCTGTTTGCCAACCGTAAGATTAAGTTGGGGTTTATGAGCGACATCCTGCTTGGGCTAACACCGGACCAGCTGGACTGGCTGGCGGTTGAGGCGGACAAAATCGGCTGCGCATCAGTGGCCGAATACATCACGGAAGTGGTGCGCGACGCACATGCAGAGGGGGCCGCGAATGGCAATGACGCCGGAAGCTAAAGTTAAAAAGGTCGTGGTGCAGCAGCTTAAGGACATGGGTGCTTACTACTTCTACCCCGTGACTGGAGGCTATGGTGCCAGCGGCGTACCCGACATCGTGGGCTGTTATCGAGGAACGTTCTTCGGGATTGAGTGCAAGGCAGGCAAGAACAAGCCGACACCCTTGCAAGAAAAGAACCTTAAGCACATCGCCGAAACCGGCGGGGTGGCGTTAGTAGTCAATGAGGACAACATGAAACATGTTAGGGATACACTAACAAAGGCGGTGCCAGATGGCATCGAGTAAATCACAGAAGTATTTTGAAGTTGAGATGTGGTGCCACATGGCGTTGGTCATGGCCCCGAAGTGGTCACCCTATAAACTACTATGGAAATTTGGAATTTGGTATGCGCAGAGAAAACAACGTGGCCTATAACCTGACAGAAGAAAGAGTATGGGCATACCTGCTGAAGAACCGGCAGGCCACGGCGTACGACGTAGGAATTAATTGTGACGTTAGCGAGGAGTTTGCGGAGCAAACGATGGCCCGTATCTCGTCGCCCAACTGGAGCGAGGAGGTTAGTGTGCACACTAACAAAACACCGAGTGCGTTAGACAACCAAGTCGGTGGCGCGCATTATAAGGACATGGCTGTGCAGCCTTGGGAAGCTATGGAAGCATGGCTCACACCAGAAGAGTACCGCGGATACCACAAGGGTGTAGCGATCGCCTACCTCGCACGTGAGCGAAGCAAAGGCGGGATGCAGGACATACAGAAAGCTGTGCACCACCTGCAGCGGCTGATTGAGATGCAAGGAGAAGCAGATGACCGACCCAATACCGAAGCAAGTCCACCCGCTAATACGAGAAACGATTAAGCAGCTGGATGACGGGTGGGAAGTAGTGAAGAAGCGCGATCACTACTTCCTGCATCACAACGGACAGCGGGTTGTTTGCATCGGCAACAACTCGTCGAAGCCCAACGACTATCAAGCAAAGAAAACCCTGCACTCACTGCAGCGATATATGGGGAACACAAATGGACCTGATAACACTTGACTATAGGCATGTAGACTGTTTATGAGTAACTATGAGCAAGAAAAACACTCCCGAAAACTTTTGGTCCCGCGTACGACAGGGGGCCAGCATCGAGTGCTGGGAATGGCAAGGAGCTACTACCAGCAGCGGTTATGGTAACCTGTCGTGGCACGGGCACAATGTGCAAGCACATCGCGTGGCTTATGCCCTGACCTATGGTGGTATAGCTTTACAAATGGGGTTTAGGCACGAAGGAAAGGCAAAGCGCTACAGACGGTTTGTCCTGCACAAGTGCGACAACCGGCTGTGCTGCAACCCCAAACACCTATTTCTTGGCTCGATGCGCACCAACCTGCTCGACGCCTACACAAAGGGTCGCAAGGTGCAACCACGGAGCGGCCACGCAAACGCAAAGCTCTCCGCCACGCAGGTGGTGGATATACGCAAGGCATATGACGCCGGGGGGACTCGGCAGGTGGACCTAGCCGCAAAATACGGTGTCAGCCAACGCGTCATAAGCCTCCTTGTTCGTCGTGAAACCTATAAAGATATATCGGAGGACTAAAATGGACCTGATTACACTTGACATGGAGACTTATTATGACAAGGACTACTCCCTGTCGAAGATGACGACCGAAGGGTATATCCGCGACGAGCGGTTCGAAGTCGTTGGCGTCAGCGTTAAGGTAAACAACGGTGAGCCCGAATGGGCCAGCGGGACCATGGGGCAGATCAAGAAGTATCTGCAGCGGTTTGACTGGGCTAACAGCATGATGCTGGCGCACAACACCATGTTCGACGGTGCCATAGCGTCGTGGCACTTCGACGTTCACCCCAAGGCGCTAGCCGACACGATGCACATGGCGCGTGCACTGCACGGGGTCGAAGCCTCTGCATCCCTCAAGGCTGTGGCCGACCGCTATGGCGTAGGCGTCAAGGGCACCGAGGTAGTGCGGGCCATGGGCAAGCGACGTCTGGACTTCTTACCAGAAGAACTCAGCACCTACGGGGACTACTGCATCAACGATGTGGAGCTGACTTACAGCCTGTTTCAGATCATGGCCAAGAAGTTCCCGATGAAGGAGCTTCGCCTGATCGACCTGACCCTGCGCATGTTTACTGAGCCGACGCTAGAGCTAAACAAGTCACAGCTAGAAGCGCACCTCGTAGCGGTGCAGGAACGCAAGGAGAAGCTGCTCGTCGATGCAGGCATCGAGGACAAGAGCGACCTCATGTCGAACCCGAAGTTTGCGCTCATGCTGAACATGCTAGGCGTCGCTCCGCCCATGAAGGTAAGCCCCACGACGGGTAAGGAGACCTTCGCCTTTGCCAAGAATGACGAAGAGTTTAAGGCGCTTCTAGAGCACGATGACGATCGGGTGCAAGCACTCGTGTCTGCGCGGATGGGCACCAAGTCCACGCTAGAAGAGACAAGGACGCAGCGGTTCATCGGCATCGCCGAGCGCGGCAAGCTACCTGTCCCTGTGCGTTACTATGCTGCGCATACTGGGCGCTGGGGTGGCGACGATAAGATCAACCTGCAGAACCTGCCGAGCAGGGGGCCCAACGCCAAGTCGTTGAAGAAGGCGATCATCGCGCCCCAAGGGCATACGGTTATTGAGGCCGACTCCGCACAGATCGAGGCACGGGTGCTTGCATGGCTGGCTGGGCAGGAAGACCTTGTTAGTGCGTTCACTAACAGAGAAGACGTCTACAAGAAGATGGCGTCAACAATCTACGGTGTAGCGGTAGACGACGTGACCAAGGACCAGCGCTTTGTTGGTAAGACCACAATCCTCGGTGCGGGCTACGGCATGGGTGCGGTCAAGTTCCAAGCGCAGCTAAAGACGTTCGGGTTTGACATGCCCCTCGACGAAGCACGGCGGGTCATCAACATCTACCGCGACGCTAACTGGAACATCAGCAACCTGTGGAAAGAAGCGCAGGTCATGCTGCGTTACATGGCGCAGGGGGACAAGGTGACCTTCGGCAAATCTGGTGTGATCGGAGTGGACCCCGCCAATAAGGCACTCATTATGCCGAGCGGGTTGCCTATGTACTACAGCGGACTGTTCGCAGTCGAGGAAGAAAAAGGCCCGCAGTATTACTATAAGGTACGCAGGGGAGACAATAAAATCTACGGCGGCAAGGTGGTAGAGAACGTCTGCCAAGCCATAGCACGCTGTATCATTGGTGAGCAGATGTTACGTATTGCCAAGAGATACAAAGTAGTGTTGACTGTGCATGACTCTATCGTATGCTGCGTACCCGACGCCGAAACTGACGCGGCCAAGGCATACATCGAAGACTCAATGCGTTGGGTTCCGGACTGGGCCGCTGGCCTACCCGTGGACTGCGAAGCAGGAACAGCAAAAAGCTACGGAGAATGTGAATGAGCGCAGCGCCTTGGTCCTACAGTAAACTGAAGTCTTTCGAGACCTGCCCCAAGCAGTTCTACCATGTGAACGTCCTCAAGCAGTTCCCGTTCGCGGAGACCGAAGCAATCCGCTACGGCTCCGAGTTCCACAAAGCTGCCGAGGAGTTCATGCGGGACGACAAGCCGATCCCGCCGAAGTTCAGTTTTGTGACCAAGGTGCTCGACTCACTCAAAGCCCGCACAGGTGAGAAGTTGTGTGAGCGTAAGATGGGACTTACTGAAAACCTAACTCCGTGTGGGTTCTTTGATAAAGACGTTTGGTTCCGTGGTATCGCCGACCTCATCATCCTTGATGGCGACCTTGCATGGATCATTGACTACAAGACTGGGAAGTCCGCGCGGTACGCAGACAAGGGCCAGTTGGAGTTGATGGCACTGACAGTGTTCGCACACTTCCCGCAGGTTAAGCGCATCCGTGCAGGGTTGCTGTTTGTGGTAGCCAACGACCTTGTCAAAGCAAACTACACTGAGTTCAATAAGGAAGAGCTGTGGCGCAAGTGGCTAGCAAAACACGCTGCCATGAAGAAGGCTTTTGATGTAGATGTATGGAACCCGAGGCCGAGCGGCCTGTGCCACAAACACTGCCCGGTTTTAGAGTGTCCACACAACGGAGCAAACTGATGCCATATACAAAGAAGCCCCGTCCGTACAAGAAAGAGTACGAACAGCAGAAGTCCCGCGGCGAGCATACTGATCGAATGGAGCGGCAACGCGCCCGCCGCGCCATGGACAAGACCGGCAAGGATGCCAACGGTAACGGTAAAGCCGATAAGCGTGAGGGTAAAGACATCGCGCATAAGAAGCCGCTCTCTAAAGGCGGCACGAACAAGGACGGGTACACCGTGCAAAGCCAGAGTAAAAACAGAGCTGCAGGCGGTGCACTGAGCAGCCCCAAAAAACGTTAGTGCCTCACTAACACTGGAGAGAACATGAAGATCATCAACGGCAAGGCGCTGCTGCTTAAGTTGCGCAATCCAAAACGTGTCACTGAAACGATCCCTAAGAGTAAGGCAACCGGACCGCACGAAGTAGCGGTAAGCTGGGGCGTCGACGAGGTGCAGACCCTCCGCAGTCTGGGGGTCAAGGCACCCTCACCGATCTCTGGGCGATACGACTGGCCGGGCCGGTACAAGCCGATGGACCACCAGAGGACAACCGCCGAGTTTCTCACGCTGCATAGGAAGTCCTTCTGCTTCAACGAGCAGGGCACTGGCAAGACCGCATCGGCTATCTGGGCTGCAGATTTCCTGATGAAGCAAGGCAAGGTACGTCGCGCACTGGTTATCTGCCCGCTGTCTATTATGGACTCCGCGTGGCGCGCTGACTTGTTCGAGGTGGCTATGCACCGGACGGTAAGCGTGGCCCATGGCGACGCCAAAAAGCGCAAACAGATCATCAACGCTGGCGCTGAGTTCGTCGTCATTAACTTCGATGGCGTCGAGATCGTCGAGGAAGAGATACGCAACGGCAAGTTCGACCTCATCATTGTTGACGAGGCGACGCACTACAAGAACTCACAGAGCAAGCGGTGGAAATGCCTAAACCGACTAATCACTGACGACACATGGCTCTGGATGATGACGGGTACACCAGCGGCGCAGTCGCCGCTCGATGCGTTTGGCTTAGCCAAGCTGGTCAACCCCAGCGCTGTCCCGCGGTACTTCGGGTCGTTCCGCGACCAAGTGATGATGAAGATCACGCAGTTCAAGTGGATGCAGAAGCCGGGTGCCACCGAGACTGTCTACAACGCACTGCAGCCAGCTATCCGGTTTACCAAGGACGAGTGCCTAGACTTGCCAGACATGACCTATGTGAAGCGGGTCGTTGAGTTAACACGCCAGCAGAAGAAGTACTACAACGAGCTGAAGAACAAGCTCGTCATGGAAGCGGCTGGCGAGGAAGTCACCGCGGTCAACGCAGCGATCGTGCTGAACAAGCTACTGCAGATCAGCGCAGGGGCGGTCTACACCGACGACGGCTCGACGTTAGAGTTCGACATCAAGAACCGGTACAACGTACTGAAAGAAGTCATCGACGAAAGCAGCCAGAAGGTGCTGGTGTTTGTACCGTTCCGGCACACGATCGACATTCTTGTGGACAAGCTGCGCAAGGACGGGGTGACCACCGAGGTGATTCGCGGCGACGTGCCTGTAACGCGGCGGACCGAGATATTCAAACGCTTCCAAGAGACCCCTGACCCCAAGATATTGGTGATCCAGCCCCAGTCAGCAGCACATGGTGTGACTTTAACCGCAGCCAATACTGTCGTATGGTGGGGGCCAACATCCTCACTGGAGACCTATGCACAGGCTAACGCGCGGGTCCACCGGTCGGGACAAAAGCACCCATGTACTGTCGTGCAGCTGCAGGGCTCTGCTGTAGAAAAACACGTGTACGCGCTGCTTGATAACAGAATTGACGTACACACAAAAATTATCGACTTATACAAACAGATACTTGACTAGCGTAAGATTAGGTAGTATCTAAGACTTCTAGCTAAAGGAGAACACCATGAGCGATACCACTGTATCGGTCGAGAAGCTGACGCGCGTCTATATAAAAATAAGAGACAAGCGCGCGGAACTGTCGGCCACATTCAAGCAAGAAGACGACCACCTCAAAGCACAGCAAGACAAGGTCAAGCGCGCGTTGCTGGACCACTGCAAAGAACACAACGTCGAGAGCGTTCGTACCTCGGAAGGTTTGTTCTACCGCAGTGTAAAGAAGCGCTACTGGACCAGTGACTGGGACTCCATGAACAAGTTTATTCTTACAAATGCAGTGCCAGAGTTCTTTGAGAAGCGTCTGAACCAGACTGTTGTTAAGCAGTTTCTGGACGAGAACCCCGACACTGTACCTCCGGGCCTTAACGTGGACTCGGAGTACGCAATCTCTGTGAGGAAAAAATGACGGAGACCCAAGACAAAAGCCCGTTCGTAACCATTGAGAGCCTCGCGCAGTATTTCTGCGTGTCGGTCTCTACCATCCGTGCGTGGGTGCGGCAGGGTCACATCCCTGAGAGTACCTACATCAAACTCGGCAACACATATCGCTTCAACCGTGCAGATGTGCAGACCGCTCTGATGGCAATGCAGAAGGAAGAAAGTGAAACACAAAGTACCACCGTCGCTGTTACCGGCGTCGAAGGTTCCGTACTGTCCATGGGTGAACCCATGGTTGATGAAGTGCAGCTCGAATTTGATTTCGATGCTGACGAAGACGCGTAAGGAGAACGCACATGAGTGACCTAGAACTCTTTAAGGGCAACAGCCTTGTGAACAGTGACCTGTTCAAGTTGCTGCTGCAGGCCAACGACAACCTTGCTGGCGGTGGCGGCTCGATGCGCCGTATCAGCTTCAAGGGCTCACGTTTCCGTGAGCTGGTTGGTGGCGAACAAGTCAGCGTGAACAGCAGCGGATCGCTGAACGTCGTCGTGCTCGACGCTGCCAAGGTGTCTCGCACCTACTATGCTGGCGTCTACGACCCTGAGAAAGTGGCTCCGCCTACATGCTGGTCCGCCGATACTGAGCGTCCTGCACCGGACGTGCCC